CAAGCAAGATGCTAACGATAGATACAAACTTAACAATCGTATAAAAGATATGCAGTTTGATTTGCTTTGTAACTTGAGATTTCTAGAGAGTTTTAAAGATAATCTTTTAGATAAAAAGAATCCCTATCATAATGAAATAAATTTTTTATTACAAAGTTGTTGACTTTATGTATCCATCGTGGTATAATACGCACTTATTAAAATGAATTACTTAGTCGAAAGAGAACAGTATCGTACTCAAGAATTATCGAGAGATGAGTTTCGTAGATTCATAGACTACATGAATGAGAATGATTTTCATGTTGGTTATGTGGTTGAAAAGCTAGATGAAACTTTTAAGGTGAGGCTAGATGATTCCCCAGTTGTCAATTGGTTTGACATACTGGAGGCTATTGTAATTGACGACTAGGTATACTATGGGATTGCCCTCACTAAACAATACCTTCCTTTAACTCATGGTATCCGACATCCAGTCGGACAAGCTGCCGGTCTTGTGCCACCAACCGGCTTTACATTTGGAGGGCAAATGGAACTTTATTTTAAATCTGAAAAACTAAACCAAGATGTTCAATGGATTTGGACGGACATGGAAAAGGCTTACTGGCAAACTTGGATACCCAAGAAATCTAATATCAAAATCTTAACTGAATTAAAACCAAAAGAAATACAACTTGCAAAGGACGAGCTATGGGATAACTTGCAAGACAGTATTCAGTTTACAAGAGATCAAATTAATTTTAAAAAGCGACAGAAAAGACTTGCATCAAAGTCTTAAATGTGATATAATCTATGCACTTAATAACTCAATATGGAGGTAATTTATGTTTGAGTATGTAAAAGGTAAGGCTATGTGGGCTAACATCACATCGCCAAACACGAGGTTCCAACCTCACAAATATGGTTTGACAGTTCTTACTGATCAAGAGACAGCAGACAAGCTAGAAGGTTTAGGTTTGTCTCAGGTCAGAGCAAGAACCGGACAACTTAAATACGAAGAACCTGCTTTCACATTTTCAAGGAGAGCAGAAAGAAACGATGGTACTTCTAATGATGCACCTAAACTTGTTGATTCTGATGGTAACCCATTAGATTCATTGGTTGGTAATGGTTCAGAAGTGACTGTTAAAATTAAACCTTATAAGAATAACTACGGTAGTTTTGCTGAGTTGATTGCTGTTAAAGTAGATAACTTGGTTGAGTATTCCGAAGCTGATTCTGATAACGAGGAGTTTTAGTATGATCGTTACTATTAAAAATGATAATGGCGAATTTCTTTTTGACATCAATAAAATAGATGATGAAGCTAAGAGACAAGAAGCAGGAGTGATCGTGCAGAAAGTTGGAAATCTTAGTGTTGTTATCGAAGCTTTGGACTTTGCATCTAGAACTCATAGAGCTAACTTAGAACAGTTGCTTATGAGTTGTGATGAAGCAAAGATTGAAAACGAAGATACCACTGATACAGAAACAGAGGAATCTTAATTAATGTTGAGGGCTAACATGGACGATAAAACTTGGGATAAGGTACATCAACCTTGTCCTTTGTGTGGCAGTAGCGATGCTGTCGGAGTTAATCAAGATGGTTCAGCAAAGTGTTTTAGCTGTGGTGAATTTATCTTTGATTATGAAGGAGCATGTAGAGGAAAGGATATGAAACCAAATAATCAAACTGAATATAAAACACCTGATACGGTAGGTGAAGGAAGCTATATTGCTTTAACTGATAGAGGTATTTCAAAAGCAACTGCTCAGAAATACGGAGTTAAAGGATTACAGAATCTGAAAGGAGAAGTTATCAAACACTTCTACCCTTACTACAATGGACACGAGTTGGGTGCTACTAAGATTCGGAACACTGTCAACAAAGACTTCTTTATTCAAGGAGGCTACAATGGCACTGGATTATTTGGTCAACAACTCTTCAAGAGTGGTAAGTACATTACCATTACCGAAGGAGAGTGCGATGCAATGGCAGCCTATGAATTACTAGGTAGTAAGTGGGCTGTCGTTTCCATCAAGCGTGGTGCACAAGGAGCAGTCACTGACATTAAGGAAAGCTTAGAGTTCTTTGACGACTTTGAAAACGTTATCATTGCTTTTGACAATGACAAGGCAGGAAAGGAAGCAGCTGTTAAAGTTGCAAGACTTTTCAAGCCCGGCAAAGCAAAGATACTTTCGTTTCCTAACGGTTGGAAAGATGCTAACGATATGCTCAAGAGCAACAAGCATAAAGAGTTTGTTGAAGCTTGGTGGGCTGCGAAAGTCTACACACCTTCCGGTGTTATCAACATCACGGAACAACGTGCTAAGTTCCATGACAGAGAGAAAAAAGAATCTGTTCCATATCCTTACGAGGGATTGAACAAGAAACTCTATGGCATGAGACAAGGTGAGTTGGTCACATTGACAGGTGGTACAGGACTTGGTAAGTCTAGTGTGACTAGAGAATTAGAACACTGGCTCATAAAAGAAACCAAAGATAACGTAGGCATCATTGCACTTGAAGAAGATTGGAGAAGAACTGTTGATGGTATTCTTTCTATTGAAGCTAATGCTAGATTATACATTGATCATATTAGAGAGAACTTCTCAACCGAACAGTTGGATAAGTTCTTTGATATCTTGTATGATGGTGATAATAAAAACAGAGTATGGATTCATTCACACTTTGGCACCAACGACATTGATGATATCTTTAGTAAGCTACGCTTTATGATTATCGGTTGCGATTGCAAGTGGGTGGTAGTTGATCACTTACACATGTTAGTCTCCGCAGTTAGCGAAGGTGATGAGAGACGAGCCATTGACAATATTATGACAAGGCTTCGTAGTATCGTTGAAGAAACAGGAGCAGGAATTATTTTAGTATCTCACTTGAGACGTGTTGATGGAAACAAAGGACACGAGAACGGTATTGAGGTAAGTCTTTCTCACCTACGTGGTTCAAACAGTATTGCTCAGTTATCTGATTGTGTTATTGCACTTGAAAGAAATCAGCAATCTGAAGACCCTGAAGAAGCAAGAACAACAAGAATGCGTGTATTGAAATCAAGATACACAGGAGATGTTGGTATGGCATGTCGTGTTAGATACGACCAAGATACAGGCAGACTTCACGAACTGTCTGATGCCGATATAACAATTGATGATAATGTAGGAGAAGCATTTTAATGGATTTAGTATTTGATATTGAGACAGACGATCTCAATGCTACAAAGATCTGGTGTATAGTTGCACAGAATCCTGATACTGGTGAGATATTTAAGTTCCCTCCAAACAAATTAGAAGAGGGATACCAGTTTATAACTACAGCAGATCGACTCATTGGACATAACATTGTAGGTTTTGATATACCTATAGTGCAGAAGTTTGGTGGAGTTGATTTATCAAAGAAAGATGTTATTGATACGCTTGTTCTATCACGATTGTTTAATCCAACACGTGAAGGTGGACACAGTCTTGAGAACTGGGGATACAAACTTAACTATAAAAAGATTGAGTTTGAGGAGTACACAGAGTACTCGCCTCAGATGCTTGAGTACTGTGTCCGAGACGTGCAACTTAATACACTTGTGTTTCACGAACTCCGCAAGGAGTCAGTAGGATTTTCAAAAGAATGTATTAAGCTTGAACATGATGTTGCTAAGATTATTAAACAACAAGAAAGTAATGGCTTTAAGTTTGACAATATGTCAGCAGAACTTTTACTTGCTGAACTCCGTGAAAAGATGACATCTATTGAAGACGAAGTACATAGAACCTTTAAACCTAGATGGGTTGATGATAAATTAATTACACCTTTCATTAGGAAAGATGGAATGCTTTCAAAACGTGGATTGACTGATGAAGAGTACGATAGATGTTTATCTACTAAGAACTTTAAACCTTTTATGAGACAAAAATTAGAAGAGTTTAATCTTGGTAGTCGTAAACAGATTGGAGAATACTTAACAGACTTCGGCTGGAAACCTGATAGATTTACACCAACCGGACAACCTATTGTTGATGAAAAAACTTTATCAGAGATAACTCATATTCATGAGGCTAAACTGATAGCTGACTTTCTCATGTTACAAAAACGTATTGCTCAAGTTACTTCATGGGTTGAAGCATTACAAGATGATGGACGTGTACATGGATTTGTTATTCCTAACGGTACCATCACTGGAAGAATGACACACAGAAATCCTAACATGGCACAGGTTCCATCGGTAAGTAATCCATATGGTAAAGAGTGTCGTGCTTGTTGGACTGTTGATGAAGGCAATGTTTTAATAGGTGTAGATGCTAGTGGTCTAGAGATTAGAATGTTAGCACACTATATGGATGATGAAGAATTTACAAAGGAGATATTGGATGGAGATATACACACAGCTAATCAAAGAGCTGCACAACTTGAATCAAGAAATCAGGCGAAGACATTCATCTATGCCCTCATGTACGGAGCAGGAGATGAAAAACTTGGCAAAGTGGTTGGAGGAAATACGAAAGATGGCAGGAGAGCTAGAGAACATTTCTTCGATAGTAAACCTACATTTAAATCTCTTAGAGACAGGGTTCAAAGAGCAGCAAATAAAAAATTCCTTAAAGGTTTAGATGGTAGAAAGCTTTACATAAGAAACAATCATGCTGCTTTGAATACCTTGCTTCAAGGTGCCGGTGCTATCGTTATGAAGAAAGCTTTAGTCATACTTGCTAATCGTTTAGAACTTAGCATGACACCTTTTAAGTTTGTCGCCAACATCCATGATGAATGGCAGATAGAAGTATCAGAATGCAGAGCAAATAAGGTAGGTACTCTTGCAGTACAAAGTATTATTGATGCAGGTAATCATTTTAATCTTAGATGTCCGCTTGATGGAGAGTTTAAGATAGGGAGGAACTGGAGTGAAACACACTAAACAACAAAGTTTATTTCCTGACGACTACGAGGAACTGTTTTTTGAAGACGGTAAGATATGTATTAAGTGTGATAAGAAACTTCCTCTTACTGCATTTAGTCCTGCATCAGGAGGAAACTTTTTAAGACCTGAATGTAAATCTTGTAATAATCATCTCAGCAAAGCTAGAAAATTATTAAAAGAAAAATATGGAATGCCACAAGAAGATAACTATACTTGTCCAATATGTCTTGGAACAGCAGACAAAGTAAATGGATTAGGTGGTAAAAAATTAGGAGCTTGGGTTATCGACCATTGCCATGAGACAGAATCTTTTAGAGGTTGGTTGTGTCATACTTGCAATAGATGTCTAGGTGGGTTCAAAGATAGCACTGATATTTTACAAAGAGCTATACAATATTTAAAAAATCATGAAGAAAAAAACAAAAACACTTGACACTTTAGTCCAAGATATATATAATAAGATTGGTGTACTTGGTAAAGGTGAACACATTGATCTAGACAAAGATACCATTGAACAGTTTGGAGAATC